GCATTAAATGGATTAAGAAAAAGTGAAATTCCGGTACTGCTGCTACCACCCGTAGTCATTATAGGACCTTGGTTTGTTTGTGCTGGGTTCGGAACTTGCCATCTTGCAATATAACAATAAGAGAATGTAGCTAATCCATTTGCCGGACTATATGAACTTTCAACATAATTTGTATCCAAAGTAGTTGATGGATTGAAATACCAAGTGCTACCTGTTGTTGGAGTTGTATG